GCCGCACCGGAGCCGGATAAGTCAATGGTACCCACGCCCGACAGAACGCGGTCCACGATCTGTAGGTTGGTGTTGGTTGTTGCTCCCCACGTTCCGGATTGTTCGCCGGTGGCGATTAACTCGATTCCGTTACTGGTGGTATAGGTACTAGGCATTTAGCTCTCCTAAGCCGCTATGTCTTCCCAATTTGGGGACTGACTTGGCGTAATTTCTGTCCAACCTGGGGACTGAGACGGTGCTACTCCGGTCCAGTTTGGAGTCTGACTTGGGTCAATTTCACTCCACACAAAGACATTGCCAACCTGACCAGTGCCAACCAGATTTGTACCGGTTAAGGATACATTAGCATCGGCTTTAATGGAAACGGTTCCTACACCACTTGTCGCGGCAAGTCCAGTTGTTGGAGCATTGGCGTCACCAGTAATAGTGACGGTGCCCTCTTCGCCGTTTGCCGCAATGCCCGTCGGGAAGACGTTGGCTTCTGCAACAACAGCAACAGTGCCTACGGCAGTTGTGGCTTCGATACCCGTGGCTGGGACGTTGGCGTCGGCGGTAACAGTAGCCGTTCCAACCTCGCCGGTACCTGCCACACCTGTCGGGAAGACATTCGCTGTTCCTGTAACAACAACAGTGCCTGTTTGGCCTGTCGCCTCAAGACCTGTCGGGAAAACATTGGCTTCTGCAACAACAAGAACAGTGCCTACTGCCGTTGTTGCTTGAAGACCGGTCGTCGGTACGTTGGCATCAGCGGAGACTGAGACAGTGCCAACCGCACCAGTGGCAGCTTCACCAGTGAGTTCGACGGGGATTGGCTCTCCCCACGTACCCGAGGACCACGTACCTCGGCCCCATCCGGCGATTAAGTCTGCCATCTAAGCAGCCTTATGCAATCCGGATGATGGCGTTCGACGCGTCCGCGGTTGGAAATTGCACCGTGAAGTCTCCTGAAGTTGAGGTCTTATCTGCACCAAAGTCCAGAACAATTACCGCATCTGTCGTACCAGAGCCACCTTCGGTCGTGGTGTTGTAAACCAACGCGCCACGCGCAGTGATCGTTGCAGTCGAAAACGTCAGATCAGCAAAGTCTGTGAACGCTGTTGTTCCAGACGTTGTTGGGTTGACGTTCGTCAACGCTGAACCACCTGCAGAGTAACCAGAACCAGACGCTTCGTTTGAAGTGCTGTAATCAGTGGTTGTTGCATCTAAGGTCGCAGACGACGTAAACAACGCAAGGTTGAATGTGTGTCCGCCCGAACGAAAATTGTGCTTTCCTTCAAGCAATTGTTGCTTGAAGCTAGTGCACATTGCTTGTGAAATTGCCAATTTACAGTCTCCTTATGGCTTCAGCTAGTTCCGGATGACCAGCTTCATTAAGTGCATTATATATGGTTGTGCGGTCAGAGCGAATGGCTTCACGCATATAGTAAGCAATCAGACGATGTGACTGCTTCTTAAATGCTCTAGCCTGCTCTCTCAGTGCTGGGTCCGCTGTATCAGAAATACTAATTAGGCGATCAACACACCGCTCTGCAACTTCTTCGGGCGTAAAGCCACGTCCGGACGTTGTGTGTACAGAAACAATTGGTGTTTCAGGTAATTCAAAATTTAACGCATCAGTTGTTATCATGTTTTCTGCCGTCTAACCAAACCTTCACGGTACGCGTCGCTGATTTCAAGAGCTTCGCCCAAGTTCTTCAATCGCGCAACTGCTTCAGTGAACTGTGTATTGTAGTTCTGAAGCACGTCCGCTTCACCCTTCATGTAGGTGTAGGCTGCAATTAATGAGCCATACAACATTGCTTGTGGCGCATTGACCGACAACCATGTTGTGCCGCCATCGGCCTGGGCTGTCAAGCTGGCTGGGCGGTAGTAGTAGTGTAGTTCAACGGCGTAGTTGCTATCTGGTGTTGGCGCAACAACAAAGTTTTGATAATCAAATGGCGCGTAATACCGAGGCTCGCCCTCAACCGATGAGTCTGGAGCATAATCCTGAAGGTAGTTTACGTCCTTGAATTCTAAAAACTTTTTGCTTGTGCCCACTGTAATGGACAAAGAAAACGGTGCCAAAAAGTCGGACGGCATGTTCAGGTACTGATTTGACGATGTCAGGTTCGCAGTCTGGTTACGGCGGAAAAACGTCAGGCCGACATTCTTAAAAATCCGCTCTTCGCACGATTCAATGAACGTGTCTAAGTTGTTGACAAAACTGGTTTCTGCGTTTTCAGCATAATCTTGAATCGCCTGCTTTAATTCTGCTTTGGTATAGCTCATGATGTCACCACTGTTACGTCGCCAACCTGTCCAGTACCTCTCGGTCCATCAACGTGTTGTCCTACCTGATTTGTGTATACATACACAGTTAAAGCTTCTGCGCTGTCTGGACGTGGATTACGCAATGCTTGAGGATCCGCAGATACGTTGGGAGCTTCTAGCTGTGGATGCTTTGGCTCATATTCATCGGGACCAACAAGCAGGCCATTCCACTCTTTCTTCATTTCGCGCAGGCGATAACGGAACCCAGACCGATCTGAGATTCCGTAAGCCTTGGTTCCCGCCGCGTAACGTCCCATATCAGAACCTAATGTACTGAATATCAGGCTGTAGCTTTAAAGATACACGATCTTCGTCTTCATCCGCCGCTCGCTGGAACTCTTCTTCATACACAGCTTTTAAGAGCTGAACACGTTCTGGAGCCTTTTTCATTGACAGGTAATACGCAAGACCCGCAACCATGCAAGGTAAAAAGCGATACGGCACGTCCGTTGTGTTCTGCGAAGTGTCTGCATCCTCGATGCGCGTAATGTAGTAGTACACCAACTGATCTGTGCTGTTTTCAGGCACAGGCCACAATGTGATCTCCGGACTTGTTTGACGGTTAAAATAAAACTGCGAAGGGCGTCCCGCCGTATCCTTGTTCGGAACATTCAGGTACTCGCCTCGGCTGATCCGATCCACCTCGTAATCCGTGCCACTGCGTCGAATCGCCACTTCTAAAATATCGTTCATGGGCGAAGCTAGGCCATTCGCCGAATTGTAGGTCGCCGTACCAGAGGTCAGCGTTAAAGTTGCTTGTTTTACTGTCCACAGATTAACCCCACGGTTCGCCCATTCGGAGAACATGATATTAAGTGATCGACGAGCAGTCTTGGCATCATAGCCTGTGCGGACTTCAAGCCCGCATCTTTCATAGGCTTCTTCAATGATGTCTGCTACGTCAAGATCAAAGTCTCTTGATCCTGATGTCGCCATTTACACCATCCGATTCCGGCGCATTTGTGGACGCATACCACCAGAAGACATACGCGACCGACGCATACCCATCGCACGATCCACACCGCCTTCATCCATACCCGTCACATCAGCACGAGGCTTTGCCATCGCAGACGCCATTTGACGACCAAGTCGCATCGCCTGCTCAGGAGAGATTTCGCTCACCATACCGCCGTCCTGAAACTTGCGGGGGACATCACGGCCCATAGTGCCTTCCATTGCCATTTTCTTGCGAGGGCTTACGTCGCCGCAAGAACGCTTCATCTTCTTAGCCATTACTTCTTACCCTTTTTGACTATTCCTCCACGAGCCTTTTTGACCATACCGCCGCGCATTTTCTTAACCATGCCGCCACGAGCCTTTTTAACCATGCCGCCACGAGCCTTTTTGACCATCTTCGGGGCCTTCTTTCCACGCATCATTCCTGGCATTTTAATCTCCTTCGGAGTTCGCTCCGTTGTTTCACAAGACGATTATAATCGTCACTATCATACAGGTCATAATACTCCAACTTGTGAAGTATGTCCGCAGCATCATCCAAGTCAGACAATGTCTGTATAAAAACAATGGCCCTGTCTTCTTGATACGACAATAACCAAAGATCTTTACCTTTGTGTGAGAGCCATCGGTTTAACGCGTTGCAGCCTGCTTCGAGTTCAAAGTAGTTCTGCTCTGGCTCCTCCTGTACACACATCACGACCTTGTGTGTACCGTCAAACTTTTCCATCTCACGACAGACAAGACCCCAAAGATCTTGGTCTATCTGGACATCTACTTGTCCCTTTCGCCACGCCTGTCGAGCAAATGGACACAGCGGTATTCCATTTACACCTTCATCAGGGTTGGACAGGGTATCGACCCAAGTCTCAATCCACTGATTTATTTCTTCTTTTTCCAACTTACGCGCTTCGTAGATGTTTTCTTTTTGATCGCTTTCTTGGCACCAGCAGACTTACACTGTGCCATTGTCGGGCGACAGGCAGGGTATCCACGCTTGCTCTCACCCTTTTTCGCAGACTTTCGTCCGCATGGTTTGCCGGTTTTACAATCAACCCAACCCTTGCCTTTGTTCTGGCCAAACCACTTACGAAGTTCAGCGCCTTTCTTTGTCTTACGGACGGCCATCAGGATTTCTTCGTCTTCTTCTTTTTAGACTTGCCGCCGGTGCCCCAGTTTTTAGCGCCGACCTTTCTGCACTTCGCTAAAGCACCGCTCGCATACGCACTTGGCCAAACCTTATAACGGGCTTTGACCTTACGAGTGCATGCATCATCGGCCTTTTTGGTTTTTGACTTTGATTTACTTGGCACTTTCGTCACCTGCTTTGCTGTTTGTGAACGGCTGATCGTCATTACGTAAACCGTTCTGCGACGGCTAGACCAACAATTAAAGCGGCTAGTCCCCATAAACGAAGGTCTAGTCGATCAAGGGTTTTCTTTTGATCATCAAGTCTTTCTTCAATTCGTTTGTAACGAAGATTACATTCGGATTCATGCTTTTCCAGTTGTTGAAGAACGTCTTCGGCTTTCATGACTACCACTTTTTACATGACCAATATTTAGCTTTTAATTTGCTCAAGGTTCCCTTGTCGCAACCGTGTCTCGCCCGGAAAGACTTACGCGCTTTCGGATTTGATTTCCGAATTTTCATGTTGGCGTCGCCGAACCGAACAATCTTTTCTTTGCCATTTTCGCAGGCTTTTACAACAAACTTCTTACCACCAGACTTTTGTCTACGTGGTTTGTTGCACTTCATTTTGTCTTTGTCGACTTTTGCCATTACAACGGCCCTTGTTCTTTAATTAGCACAATCTGGAAGTAAGAAGACA